TCAGATTCCGGTTCTGAATGGTGGGGGTTCGAGTCCCTTCGGGTGTACCATGTCAAGCCCCACAGGTTCTGCCTGTGGGGTATTTTCTGGGTAGAGCATGATTTCCAGATCCCAAGTGTTGATTTCGTCTTCCAATCTGGTCAACGTGATCTTCCTGGCATTCCGCTGTAAGATTTCACGCTGCTGATCCGGTTCCATTGACTGCAATTCTCCGAATCGGCCGAGGAATTCCAGAGCATCTGCGGTGCTGTAATCATTGGCCCCCAGCGCCTCCAATTGCTGTGCCTGTAATGTTTCTTTCCGGGCAGTTAATTCGTCCCACTGTGGGGCCAGAGCGGCCCATGGGGCGCCTTCTGCCAGCGCCTTGCTCAAGTTGTCCATTTTTTGGGTGACTTGAGCGATTTCTTTTTCTATGGACGCGCTGTCAGTTCTCCGACTCATGCTTTCAATCATGCGCGCGGCCAGATCCTTCCTCGATGCTTCGCTTATGTTGGCATCGAGCTGCCGCAGAACTTCCTCCTCCAGCACATCTTTGGGGATGGACTTACATGGACAATTCTTGTTTTTACATTGGTAGTAATAATATTTCTGTCCATGCGCGGATCGTGGCTGAGTGTGCATAAGCTCCCCACAACAACCACAGAATACTAGACCGGATAGGAGCCAAGTTGTTTTTGCTTCCATACGCTTCCCCCTTTTTCGCGCTCGCAGCCGCTCCTGAGCGGCATTAAATGTGGCCTCAGAGATGATGGCAGGGCAACCCCCGGGAATAACTGTGTAGTTTTTGTTAAAAACGTGGTGGTTTCGCTTCTTCCGGGCGTCTCTCGGAGCGATTTTGCCATAATACCACCGGCCACAATATTTTTCGTTAATCAGCATTCCGTGGAGGGAGCCTTTTGTGAAGCGGTGCCCGGTTCGGGTGTGGAAGCCTGCATCGTTCAGGCGTTGGGCGATCTCCTCATAGCTGCAACCGGAAAGATAAGCGTCAAAGACCATCCTGACCGCCCCGGCCTCGTCCGGTTCGATTTCCAATTTGCGGGTATCTTTGTTTAGCCGGAACCCAAATGGAGCCATTCCGCCGCAATGCAGCCCTTTCAGCGCATTTTCATTCATGCCCTTTCGTACTTCGCGTGCCAGATTTCTGGAGTAGAACTCAGCCATACCGAAATAGATGGATTCCATCAAGGCACTTTCCGGGTCATCCCCAAGGCGCTCAAGCGTGGACTCCAAACGAACATTATGGATGGCGAGTTCCCGCTTGTACAGCATGGCCTCCAATCGGTCACGGCTGAACCGATCCAGCTTATGCACAAGGACAACCTCAAAACCGTTGCCGCGCTTGGCGGCTCGAATCATTTCCTGAAACTGTGGCCGGTGGTCTGTTGTGCCGGTAATAGCGCGGTCTGCGTAAACGTGTATGATTTCCAGATTGTTTTTTCTGGCATATTCCCGACAGGCCCTCACCTGAGCATCAATGCTGGCGTCACGCTGATTGTCGCTGGAATATCGGGCGTAAATAACTGCCTTTTCCATATTTTGTCCACCTCTTTTCTATCCATTTTCCGTCTCGGTGTTCCAGCACCGGGGCGGGTTTTTTAATTAGTTTGATCCCCGTTACATCTGTTGCCGCAACAACAGGGATTCCCGATATTGTTCAGCAGGGGGGGATGCCGACAAATTCGACGGTCTTATCATAATTTTCGCGAACAACCTGCTTGATTTCCTCTAAGGTCACATGGAAAAATTCCCGGCGCTGGTTGACAAAATTTAGCTTGCGGTCTGCAAAAGCACTGTGCAATGCTGCCTCCAATCGGGGGGCATCATCGGTAAAGATCATAGCGTGGACGTCAAAGTTGAAGGGAACAGAGGCGTCCCCAAGCTCGTCTACGCGATCCATAGGATCGAGGCGGCGGGTCATGCCGATCTTATAGACATCCGGCCCAAAAGCGCCAATATTTGAAATGATGTAGACGTAACCAGCACGCTGATTGGCGGCGCGATAGTCCACGTCCTGCATCTCCCGATCAATGGTGGCGAGTTGTTGTTCCAACTCAGCTTTCTTTTCCTGCAAGGAGGTGCGGTCCTCTTCCGTTTTTGCGGCTTCAATTTGGGCATTCAAGCGGGACAGCGCATTTTCGTAATGGGTCTGTTCCTTTTCTAGCTTCTTTTTGGCTTCCTCCAGTTCTTTTGCGGCCTTTGCCTCTTCACGCTGGCGGGCACGTGCTTCTTTGGCAGCTTCTTTTTCTTCCTGCTTAATCATTTGGTATTCAAACATGAGGCGCAGTTCGTCCAACTTCAGCTGAGAGTAAGCTGAGGTGATACGAATTCCCATCATACTACCTAATTTAGAAATTGCATCAGCTGAGGCAGTGATCTTCTTCTGACAGGATTCAAAATTGCTGAAGCGCACGTGTTCAATTGCGTCGTCGCACTCCGCGTTAAAGGCCCGCAGGAGCAGCTTTTGCATATCATTGACCATCTTTTTTCCATTGGCCTTGCTGCCATTTACTGTCCAAGACTGTGAGCCGGTGACAGCGGTTTTGGCTTTTACCATGGCCTTCTGGCGGTCACGGATGACCTTCAACCGATCCTTATACGCATCAGAAGTGGAGTACAGATAGTGCGGCGTATAGAAACCGAAGGATTGCAGCAGGGCAGCCTCGTCCGTTTCGATTATCGCTTTTTTTGCTGCCTCTAGTTTTGAAGATTGTTCGGACAGTTGGCTGTTTAAAGCAGCAAGTTTAGCTTCCGCCTCTGAGATCTGTCCAGCCAAATCGGCCAGCTGAATCTGCTGCGGGGACATCTGCGCCTTCAGTCTCTCGATTTCCTGCTTTTCTTTTCTACCAAATAGTGACATATTCTGACCTCCGTTTCGATCAAAACTTGCCGCGCAACTCTACTACTTTTCCAATTACACGAACTGGCAACTGCTCAATAGCGTCATTGGAGTAGAACATACTATCAAAATCGCTGTTGTAAGGGATCAGGAGAATGCCATCGTCTTGCTTTCTGGCTTTTTTGACGGTAGCTTCATCGCCATTGACCAGAAAAACACCAACCTCGCCGCTGTTGATGTCGTTCTGCTGCCGAACGATCACGACGTCTCCATCTAACATCCGCGGCTCCATGGACTGACCTCGGATGCGTAGCGCAAAAAATTCTCCTGTAGCAGCCATCTGAGGGGTAATCTCCTCATAGTCCAAAACTTCTTCTACTGCCTCCACGGGGATGCCTGCTTGCACACGGCCAAGTACCGGGATCAGAACGCCGGTTTTCTTCGTGGATAGGGTGGATAGGGGTTCGTTATCGCTCTTGATGAGGTCAGAAATGTATACTCCAAGCGTATCGGCGATGCGTTGCATCCGGTTTGGGCGGGGGTATTTCTTGCCGTTAAACCAATCTGATACGGTGGCCGAACTGCAAGCAGTAGCAAGTGCAATGTCTGCTTGCGTAACTCCCTTGTCAGATGCAATCCTCCTAAGGTTGCGGGCAAAGGCTGCCCGTGCTGCGTCTTGAGCGCCGTCTGGCATAACGCTCACTCCCTTCTTGTGATAAACATTATATTACACCAAAAGCGAAAGGAATGCAATAGGAAACAAAGAATTTTCAGCTTTTAGCTTGACAGCTAGCTAAAAGCGAGGTATAATGGTTGCGACATAATAAAAGGAGGTGTCAAAAGTGGACCACCAGAAAGCAAAAATGCCCAAGATCACGCTGGAAGCAGCCAGAGTTAACGCCCATTACACACAGAAAGAAGCGGCAAAAAGGCTTGAAATTTCAACTACTACGCTACAAAGCTACGAAGCGGGACGAACTACCCCAGACTGGGCAATGGTGCGGAAAATCGAGGCCTTGTATGATTACCCCATCGACTATATTTTTTTACCGTAATAACTAGCTTAAAGCGAACGCAAGGCCAATATGCCATACAAGAAATGAAGGGGGTGAACAGAATGCCCGTATACCGCTCAATAAAAAGCGGCACTATTCAGACCACCATCAAAGGCGGAGACTTCCGACCCATAATAAATGACGAGGCTGTCCGGTGTCTGGCGGAGGCATTTAAGCGCTGGGTGGACGCTGGAAAGCCGGACTACATACCAGCCGAAAACGAATCCACTAAGAGCTGTGTACAAACACGTTCGCGAGAAATGAGGGCAACTTGAAGTTGCTGGGCCGGTATTACCCAGCATACAAAAGAAATCGCGGAAGCGATGAGAAAGGGGGAACCCACCCCATGCACACGATCATTGGCCTTTTGGCCATCGGAATGATTCTTTTGCCCCTTGCGTATGAAATACTCTTTGACGACTACGGAGACCACTTTGCCGCAGCAATACTTATGATCGAGATTGGGACGCTCATCGTGATTGTAAACTTCGCTTAGCTGTTGCGGACACTAATTTGAAAGGAGAACCACCATGACACCATTTGACATCCTAGCCATCTATGCCCTTGGCGCTGTGACCGCCGAGAGCGTCCGGTACATCTGGCACGCCGTTGCCCGGCTGGTGCGCCACAAGCGCCGTCAGCGCAGATTGCGCAGCCCGGAGTACAACCACCGGCGGTTTCTGGCGCTGACCCGGGAAACCAGAGAGTGAGGCTGCCCATGACGCCGACTGATGCCCATGACTGCCTGATGCGGCCAGATTGCCGCACCTGTGCCCCGTCTGATGCCTGCCTCCGCTGCGGCTACAGCCCAGCCGCCCACGCCCAGCGGATAGATGACCTCTGCATACATGGTCTGAGCAAAGACAAGAAGACCGGGCTGCGGTACCTATCCATCAAGCGCAAAAAAGCCGCTGCCGGGGCAGCCACCCCGACAACGGCAGGTCAAAATTAACCACATACAGATTACCAAAACAGAAAGGAAATGACAAATATGTACGAAGTGAGAGTTACCTTGGACGTTTCTGCCCGGTTTGAGGATGCACTGCTCCGGCTGGGGGAGGCTCTGGCTGGCATCCGCAATGGGGCACCCGCTGCTCCGCAGGTCGAAATGACAAAGCCGATCACCGCACCGGATACCGCCGTCAGTGCGTCGCTCCTGCACCAACTCCCGACGGCAGGGGAGTGCGCACCTGTTGCCCCCGCACCAGCACAGACCGCAGTACAGACCCCGGCCGCCCAGCCCACCCCGGTTATCTCTACTCCTGCGCCAGTAGTCACTGCCGCACCCTCTTACACGCTGGAACAGATCAACAAAGCCGGGGCTGACCTGCTCACCGCGCGCCCGGACATCATGCCCCAGCTTCAGGCGCTAAACCAGCAGTTCGGCGTCCGGTACGCTGGGCAACTCAAACCGGAGCAGTTCGGGGCGTTTGCAACGGCGCTGCGGGGGCTGGGGGCAAACATCTGATGCCGCCCGAAGCCCATGCCCGCCTCTCTCCCTCCGCGAGTGATAGGTGGTTGCACTGCACGGCTTCCGTCGCGCTGGAGGTGCAGTTCCCGGACGCCGGGAGCCAGTACGCTGCCGCCGGAACGCTGGCGCATCGAATTGCGGAACTCAAGGCAAGGCGGTACTTTCTGGAGCCGGAGAACGGGAAGAACCTCGCCGCACTGCTCAAGGCGCTGAAATCCGACCCGGACTATAGCCCGGACATGGAGGAGGCTACAGACGCCTATCTGGAATATCTTCAGGAGCAAGCCATGGGGCTCTCCTCCCCTCCCTTTGTGGCGCTGGAGAGCCGGGTGGACGTCAGCGCCTACGCCCCCGGATGCTGGGGGACAGCAGACTGCATCATGGTCGGCGACGGAATCCTAAGCATCAACGACTACAAGAACGGTTCCGGGGTGCCTGTAGAAGCAAAGGAGAACCCCCAACTCTCCCTCTATGCGCTGGGCGCGCTGGAGACCTATGGCGTCATTTTTGGGGACATCATTCAGCGGGTGCGCCTCTCTATCATCCAACCCCACGCGGGCGGGGTAAAAGTTTGGGAGACCGACCGGGATGCGCTGGAGCAATGGGGGCGGGACGTTGTCCGCCCCGCCGCCCGGCAGATTGCCTCCGGTGACACAGGGTTCGACCCGTCCCCCGCGCGCTGCCGCTTCTGCCGTGCCCGTCACCGCTGCCGCGCCCGGGCGGAGCAACTCCTCGCGCTGGCGGAGTACAAAGATCGGCCGGCGGAGCTGCTCAGTGACACGGAGGTGGGGGACATCCTCCAGCGCGGTCAGTCGTTGGCTAAATGGGTGGAGGACGTTAAGGAATACGCCCTTTCTGCCGCCATTGCCGGGAGGGAAATCCCCGGCTACAAAGTAGTGGCCGGTCGTAGCGCCCGGAGCTGGTGCGACATGGATCAGGCGTTCAGCGTCCTTCAATCCCGCGGGGTACCGGAGGCTCTGCTGTGGGAGCGGAAACCCGTTACTGTCGCTGGGCTGGAAAAAGCGATGGGCAAGAAGCCCTTTACTTCCGCGGCAGAGGGGCTGGTGGTGACCAAACCCGGAGCGCCCGCACTAGTGCCCACAGAGGACAAGCGCCCTGCTTGGAACGCCGCACAAGCGGCCTTTCAGGAGGTAAGTACGGATGGATGAGTTTACGATCACAATTCGCACCGGGGAATCCAGCGACTTTCTTATGCGGGTACAGCTGATGCAGTTGCCAACGCTGCAGCTGTCTAAAATCAAAAAGCTGTTCCGCCTCATGTTTCGCTCTTTCTGGCTGAACCGAGAGGCAATCGAAACCGTTCCTCTGTGGCTGGGGCATTACCTTGCAACCACAAAAGAGCAGTGGGAGACTGCTAGCAGGGGCTTTCAAGCAGGCTATCGTTGCATCCGCCGGAATGATAAAAGCCCGGTAGCATGCCAAATGCGGCAAGAAAACGCCCGGCTGCTGAAGGATGTCAAAGAAACAAAGGCGGCCTATGAGAGGGCCGTCAAAATTCAAACCTATTTTTATGCAGAAGCTGAAAAGGAGTAATTAGTATGGCTATCACTATTAACGGCGTTCGCTTTTCCTACTTGAACGTGTTCCAGCCCGTTGCTCGCAACGGTCAGGAGCCGAAATTCTCGGCCACCATCTTGGTTCCCAAAAACAATATGGAGGCCAAGGCGGCCATCGACCGCGCCATTGCCGAGGCAATGGACAGTGGGGTAAACTCCCGCTGGAATGGTGTGCGCCCGCCCCAGCCCGCAAACTGTGTCCACGACGGTGATGGTGTGCGCCCCAGCGACGGCCAGCCCTTTGGCGCTGAGTGCAAGGGCTGCTGGGTGTTTACCGCTTCTACAAAGGCGGATCGACCCCCCTTTGTGGTGGACGCCCGGGTGCAGACGATCATCGACCCGACTCAGGTGTACTCCGGTATGTGGGGCAACGTAAACGTGGCCTTTTTCCCTTACAACGCCAACGGCAAAAAGGGAATCGGCTGCGGGCTGAACGGGGTGCAGAAGGTGCGAGACGGGGAGCCGCTGGGCGGCAGAGTGACTGCGCAGGACGCATTCAGCGTGGTGGAGGCTGCGCCGGCTACCCCTGCTTATGGTGGCTTTGCCCCGCAGACTGCACCGGCTACCCCTGCCTATGGTGGCTTTGCTCCGCAGACTGCACCGGCTACCCCTGCTTATGGTGGCTTTGCTCCGCAGACCGCGCCGGCTGCCCCTGCTTATGGCGGTTATACCCCGCAGACTGCGGTGGATCCCATCACCGGTCTGCCCCTCCGGCGGGGCTAAGGCATGTGCGCCGCGCATCACCTGTCCATTGACATCGAAACCTATAGCAGCGTGGACATCGGGGCGGCGGGTTTGTACAAATATGCCCAAAGCCCCGATTTTCAGGTTCTGCTGTTGGCCTACAGTCTGGACGGCGCTCCGGTGGAGGTCTTAGACCTGACAACAGACCCGTTACTGCCGCTGAAATTGGTGCAAGCACTGTTCGACCCAAACACCGTGAAGCACGCCTTCAACGCGGCGTTCGAGTGGTACGGCCTCAGCCGGTATCTTCAGGGCCGTATGCCGATACCCCCAGCGGACTGGCTGCCTCAATGGCGCTGCACGATGCTCCACAGCCTCTATTGTGGCTACCCTGCGTCTCTGGCTTCCACTGGCCGGGCGCTGGGTTTACCCGAGGACAAGCAGAAGATGACAGTAGGTAAAGCCCTGATCGCCTACTTCTGCAAGCCCTGTTCCCCCACGAAAGCCAACGGTGGTAGAACCCGGAACCTTCCGGCTCACGCCCCCGAAAAATGGGCTCTGTTTAAGACCTATAACGCTCAGGACGTGGTTACGGAAATGGAGATTGAACGCCGCCTTTCCGGGTTCCCCGTACCCCCCACCGTCCAGATCCAGTGGGTACAAGATCAGGCTATCAACGTCCGGGGCGTAGGGGTCGATTTAGAGCTCGTGGCGGGCGCTCAAGCTCTGGACGGAGGCGGGAAGGAGCTGGGGTCGGAAGAGGCGCGGAGGCTGACTGGCCTCGGCAACCCCAACAGCCCCGCCCAACTCCTCCCGTGGCTCCGCTCGCGAGGGGTCAACGTGGACAACCTGCGGAAAGAGACCGTAGCTGACCTGCTGGCCCGGGACAATCTCCCGGACACGGTGCGGAGGGTGCTGGAGCTGAGGCAATCTCTTAGCAAAACCAGCATAAAAAAGTTTGACGCGCTGGAGACAGTAGCGGGAGAGGACGGACGCGCCCGGGGACTGCTCCAATTCTACGGAGCCAATCGGACAGGCCGATGGGCTGGACGGCTGGTGCAGCCCCAAAACCTCCCCCGCACCTACATCCGCTTTGAGCTGCTGCCCCTCGCCCGGGATCTGGTTAAACAACAAAACGTGGAGGCTCTTTCCTGGGTCTTCGGCAGCGTCTCTGATACGCTGTCCCAGTTGATCCGCACAGCTTTCGTGCCGGCACCGGGGAACGAGTTCGTGGACGCAGACTTTTCCGCAGTCGAAGCCCGGATCGTGGCGTGGCTGGCCGGAGAAGAATGGGTGCTGGAGGTGTTCCGCACCCACGGCAAAATCTACGAGGCCACCGCCAGCCAGATGTTTGGGATTCCTATGGAGTGCATCCGCAAGGGCAGCCCAGAATACAGCTATCGCCAACGGGGCAAGGTGGCCACATTGGCACTGGGCTACGGCGGCGGAATCAGCGCCATGCGCACCATGGACACGGCCAAAGCGCTGGCCGATTTGCCCGATGAGGAGATTATGGATATGGTGGACAGGTGGCGGGCGACAAATCCGGCCATCAAATCCCTGTGGTATCAGGTGGAGGCCGCTGCCAAGACAGCTGTAGAGCAAGGAAGGCGGGTTGTGCTGCCGTTGCCGAACACGCAGCTTGTCTTTGCCAGAGTCTGTGACCAACGTTTTGGGCTGGACTGGCTAACTATCGCCCTCCCCAGCGGGCGCGAACTGTTCTATGCCAAACCTCACGCGACTGTGAACCGCTTCGGCAAGCCCTCTCTGGCTTACTACGGCCTTAATCAAACAACCAAAAAGTGGGAAGAGGTCGAGACCTATGGCGGCAAGCTGGTGGAAAACATCACTCAGGCAGTGGGGCGCGACCTGTTGGCGGAGGCTATCGGACGGCTGGAGCGGGCGGGCTACCCTGTAGTGTTCCATATCCACGACGAGGTAGTGGTGGACACGCCAAGGTGCCCAGATACAGCACTGGAGGACGTAGAACGCATTATGGCCGAACAGCCCCCGTGGGCGGCGGGGTTGCCCCTCAAGGCGGACGGCTGGCACGGCAGATTCTTCCGTAAAGACTAAGGACGGGGGGGGATTCCCTATTTTAACCAACGAGAAACAAATCTCCATTACCACAGGCGCGAGCCGTGGGGCGACCAACTGGCAGGGGCAGACGCTCCCCCTGTCCGCGTTCTACGAGCGGCTAAGGACGCCGCTCCGCTCCCACGAGACCATGGCGGAGTATTTGACCATGAACAAGAGGCAGCAGGACGCCCTCAAGGATGTTGGCGGCTTTGTGGCGGGTACTCTGTCGGGTCCCCGGCGTAAGGCCGGAGCGGTGGCAGGGCGAGACCTGATCACGCTCGACCTCGACAACCTGCCCCCGGGCAGCACGGAGGAGGTTGCCCGCCGGGTGGAGGGGCTGGGCTGTGGCTACTGCATCTACTCCACCCGAAAGCACCAGCCTGCCCGTCCCCGGCTGCGGGTGCTGATTCCCACCGACCGCACCATGAGCGCAGAGGAATACGAGCCATGCGCCCGGCGGATAGCGGCCTACATCGGCCTTGAGTGGGCCGACCCAACTACGTTCGAGGTAAATCGGCTCATGTACTGGCCCAGCTGCTGCTCGGACGGCGTGTTTGCCTACTACGTGGGGGACAAGCCTTTTGTAACTGTGGACGGCCTGCTGGCCACGTACCCCGACTGGCATGATACCACCGGTTGGCCCACGGTTCCGGGGGCGCCGTCCCCGGGCCGACTGGCGGCAAAGCAGGGAGACCCAACGGAAAAGCGCGGGGTGGTGGGGGCGTTTTGTAAGACCTATGACGTTCCGAGCGCCATGGAAAAGTTCCTTCCCGGGGTTTATGCCCCGTGTGACACCGGCGGAGACCGTTACACGTTCACCAGCGGCAGCACCACTGGCGGCGCTGTGCTGTACGATGATGGAAAATTTCTGTACAGCCACCACGCCACGGATCCCTGTAGCGGCAAGCTGGTGAACGCATTTGATCTAGTTCGCATCCACAAATTCGGGGAAATGGACGACGATGCCCAGCCCGGCACCCCCACCATTCGCCTACCTAGCTACACTGCTATGGAGCAGTTTGCGGCAGGAGATGAATCCGTGGCCCATCTGCTGGCGGCGGAGCGGTGGCAACGGGCGCAGGCGGCCTTTGGCGTGGCTGCCACAGACGAGGAGGACGACAGCTGGCAGGAGCAGTTAGAGCTAGATGCAAAAGGAAATCCGCAAAAAACGCTGCGGAATCTGACCTTGATGCTGGAACACGATCCCGGCCTCTGTGGACGGCTGCGGCTGAACTTGTTCTCCGGGCGGCTGGATGTCACCGGAACCCTGCCGTGGCAGCGGCCCAACCCCTCCGCGGGGTGGTCTGACGACGACGTGGCCCAGCTGCGGATTTACTTAGAAGCATTCTTCGGGAAGCTCAGCAAGAACGACCTGCTGGACGCGGTGTCCGCCTCGGCAGGCAATCAGGCCTATCACCCAATCCGGGACTATCTGAACGCCCTAATTTGGGACGGCATCCCCCGGCTCGATACTCTGTTTGTGGACTATCTGGGAGTAGAGAACACCCCTTATTCCAGAGCAGTCACCCGGAAGAGCCTGACGGCGGCCGTAGCCCGCGTCATGACCCCCGGCTGTAAGTACGACACCATGGTGGTATTGGTAGGCGGGCAAGGCCGGTTCAAGTCCACCATCCTGTCAAAACTGGGGGGCAAGTGGTTCTCAGACAGTCTCAGATCCTTCGGGGACAAAGATAGTATGGAAACCATTCAGGGGACCTGGATTGACGAAATCCCCGAAATGCAGGCCATGAGCCGCAGTGATGTGGACGCGGTTAAGGCGTTCCTCACTAAAACCAGCGACTACTACCGGGCAGCGTATGGTCGCTATACTGCGGATCGGCCCCGCCAGTGCGTCCTATTTGGCACCACCAACAGCCGGGAGTGCCTGACCGACCCTACCGGCGGGCGGCGGTTTTGGGTGCTGGACATCGACCGGCAGCAGCGGACGAAGGACGTCTGGGCCGATCTGGACCGGGAGAGAGACCAGATTTGGGCGGAGGCAGTTTTCCGCTGGAAAGAGGGAGAGCCGCTGTACCTCAACGCAGAGATTGAAGCCATTGCCCGGGAGGTGCAAGAGGATCACCGGCAGCGTCACCCGTGGGAGGGGCTCATCGCGGAGTTCCTAGAGCGTCCGATACCACAGGATTGGGCAGGATGGGCGATGGAGCAGCGTCAGGTTTTTTGGTCTGGCGGTGCCCGATACGAAGGCGAGCTGGTGCCGCGGGCGCGGGTGTGTGCCGTGGAGATTTGGTGCGAAGCCCTAAACAAGCAAAGGGGCGACCTGAGCCAAAGGACGAGCCGGGAAATCAACAGCCTGCTGGAGCGGATGCCGGGGTGGGAAAGCGCTGGGTGCTCCCGGGCGGGGAAACCCTACGGCTTCCAACGCAGCTTCCGTAAACGCGGCAGCACCTAACGCTAAAGACGTTTACAAACACAAACATGGGCGGGGCACGGTGTTTACAGTTTTTTTGAGAAGTGTAAACGAAAGTGTAAACACGGTTTTCCTTGAAAACTCAGCAACAAGGCGGCTGTTTACACTTGTTACACTTTACTATAAAGATGTAGAGATTATAGAAATTATAGAAGTTTTGTCCTCTATAATTTCTATATTTCAGGGGCTTTATAGGGCAATGTGTTTTCTGTAAACACTATTAACGCCCCACCAGAAAGGAGGAAACACCATGCTAGAAAAAGATATTGAGCAGTATCTCGTCCGGGAGGTACACAAACGGGGCGGGCTGACCTATAAGTTCGTGTCCCCCGCTGCCCGTGGAGTGCCCGACCGCATCGTGATCATCCCCGGCGGGGCAGTCTGGTTTGTGGAGCTGAAGACCGAAACCGGACGGCTATCCCCCCTGCAACGCCGCCATCTGAAGCAGCTGCGGCAGGTTGGTGCCAATGCGACTGTGGTGTATGGGATGGACGGTGTGCAACAGTTTTTACGGGGGGCCGTCGACGATGGAGTTTAACCCCCACCCCTATCAGCGGTACGCCGCCGACAGAATCATATCGGACGACGCTGTGGGCCTGTTCATGGAGATGGGTCTGGGTAAAACCGTGGTCACCCTGACGGCGGTGGAAATCCTGAAATACCAGCGGTGGGCTGTGGCCCGGTGTCTGGTCATCGCCCCAAAGAAGGTGGCGGAATCCACTTGGACGGCGGAGGCTGCCAAGTGGAACCATCTAAAAGACCTCCGCATTATCCCGGTGCTGGGAACCGCGAAACAGCGGATTGCTGCGCTGCATACCCCGGGAGACGTTTGGGTGACAAACCGGGAGAACGTCTCGTGGGTGGTAGACTACTACCGCAACGACTGGCCCTTTGACATGGTGGTGCTGGACGAATCCTCCAGTTTCAAAAATTCCCAGTCCAAACGGTTCCGGGCGCTGAAACTGGTGCGGAACCGCATCCGGAAGCTGGTGGAGCTGACTGGCACCCCCGCCCCCAACGGTCTGGAGGATCTGTGGGCGCAGGTGTATCTGCTGGATGGAGGGCAGCGGCTAGGAAAAACCCTCGCCAGCTTCCGAGAGGCGTTCTTCAAACAGAACCCCGGTTATCCGGGGCAGCCCTACCGTACCTACTCCCCGCAGCCGAATGCAGAGAAACGGATTCAAGCCGCAGTCTCTGACATCTGTGTATCCATGAAGGCGGAAGACTACTTGACACTTCCGCCATGCATTGAGGATATTGTCCCGGTAGAGTTGGACAGCAAAGCCCGGAGGGTTTACGACAAGATGGAAAAAGAGATGTTGCTGGAAATCGACGACGCGACCATAACCGCTGGTTCCGCAGCGGCCCTGAGCGGGAAGCTGCTGCAGCTGGCTTCCGGCGCAGTCTACAGCACGGACGGCGTTCCCACCCACATTCACGATTGCAAGATCGACGCCCTTCTTGAGGTTGTGGAGCAATTGCACGGGGAACACGCTCTGGTGTTCTACTGGTTTCAGCACGAACGAGACCGGCTACTGTCCGCACTATCTGGGATGGGTCTCCGAGTTCGGGTGTACAGCGGGGCACAGGATGAGCAGGATTGGAACGCCGGAGAGATTGACCTGCTGCTGGCGCAGCCCGCCTCCTGCGCGTATGGCCTGAACTTACAGGCTGGGGGCCGGCATGAGATCTGGTTCGGCTATCCCAACTGGGCGCTTGAGCTGTACCAGCAGGCAAAAGCCCGACTGTACCGGCAAGGGCAAACCAAGCCGGTGATTGCGCACCTGCTGGTGGTGCAGAAGAGCGTGGATGTGGACGTAGTGGCCGCCCTGAACAGCAAGGGCGACACACAGGCGGCACTGATGGCCGCACTGAAAGCCAGAGTGCGCCGAGCGAAAGGAGAAATTTGACTATGGTATCAGTGACAGAAAAAATTTTGGCCGAAGAGCAGCGGAGGCAGGAAAATGAGACCAATTGATGCTGATGCCCTGCGGAGGGCCTTGGCTGCCCCGGAGACGGACGGCCTCTGCGCCACGGCAGTGGAACGGATCTTGGCGGTGATCGACCACCAGCCGATCTTGGACATCTCTGTGTGCCAGTACGAGGCGAAGATCGCTGCCCTACGCCGCCGGTGTGCTATCATGCAAGACCAGCTCAAGCGCTATGCGGCCTGCGAGACTTGTGTCAACCGGCAGGGTGACCAGTGCCGTCTGGGCGGATGCCACCACGACGGCATGGCAGACCTGTGGGCGTGGAGGGACGATCTGTGAGCGACAAGGAGCTGGCCCGGGTGCGGCGGCGTCTTGCAGTGGAAAAGCGACCGTTTGCCTGTGTAGGCTGTTGGCTGGAACATCGGTGCAGCCTCCATGGCTGCGCTGCGATGCGGGCAGCGGCGGATATTCTGATTGACGGGGAGGAACCTGAGGATGCAAGATTGGGAGAAGGACGCTATTAACGAGCTGAAATACTACGAAGCACGGAAGATGGCACTGGAAAACATTGCTTTGAACATTCGGAGCATGGAACTGAAGCAAACTGCCATTCGTTCCGCCAGTGCAGACAGCACCCCGGTTGCCGGTGGCGGAAACGGCTGGGAGCAAAATCAGATCGATCTCATGACCAAGATCGAGAAAGAAAAGAAAAACCTAGAAGCGGATCGACTGCAATGCGAGCGGATCAAGCGGGCGCTGGCTGCCCTTTCGGCCGAGGATCGCCGGGTTTTAGAGCTGTTTTACATCCACCCCGGAAAAGGATCTGCAGATCGGCTTTCCGAGGAACTAAACATCTCCGTCCCCAACGTCTACCGCAAGCGCGATGCGGCACTGTACCGCTTCACAATCTCCTTGCACGGGTTTCGTGAGAGCTGAGATGCTGATAAAATCTTGAGAAGAAATTTTCAAAAACATGTGATATACTGGAATCATCAAAAGAGGCGCAAGGCAGTTTCGGGGTCCGGAGCTGCCTTCTTTTGCGTCGTGGAGGTGACGATCATGGCCGGACGGCCGTTGAAATACAAAACGAAAAAAGCGCTGGAGGAGGCCATTGAGGCTTACTTCCAGAAATGCAAGAAAGAAGAGCGACCCCCTACCGTCACAGGTCTGGCTTATGAACTGGGGTTTCTCTCCCGTCAGGCACTGCTGAATTATCAGGATCGGCCTGAATTTCATGACACGATAACACGCGCTAAGCTCCGCATTGAGACTTATGCAGAGGAACGGCTCTTTGACCGGGAGGGTGTCAACGGGGCCAAATTCTCCCTGACCAATAATTTCGAAGGCTGGAGCAATGCCCCGGCGCAAACTGGCAAACAGGAGGCGCTGGTGAAGGCTGCGGAGCTGTTGGGAGTGATCGGCAGTGCTATCGAGTAAGCAGCAGGAATATCTGGATCTCTGCACCCATCGCTGGAACCTGAAGATTGGGGCAACCGGCAGCGGGAAAAGCTGGCTGGATTATGCGGTGGTAATTCCGAAGCGGCTCATGGCCATGAAAGGTCAGGGTGCTGCTGTTATGCTGGGTCACACTCAGGGCACCCTCTCCCGGAATATTCTGGATCCCATGCGGGACATCTGGGGCAAGAGCCTTGTTGGAACCATCCGCAGCGGAGACAACACCGTGGAGTTGTTTGGGCGGCGTGTATATGCGCTGGGCGCTGACAAAAAGAGCAGCGTGGCCCGGATTCAGGGCATGACCATCGAGTACGCCTACGGGGACGAGATGGCCACTTGGAACCAAGAGCTATTTGAAATGCTGAAAAGCCGCCTGCGCTGTCCCCACAGTATATTTGACGGGACAGCTAACCCGGCGGGCCCGCAGCACTTTGTAAAGAAGTTCATCGACAGTGATGCGGACGTTTTCTGTCAGACCTCTACCATTGACGACAACCCGTTTCTTCCAGCTGAGTTCGTGGCCCAGCTGAAGAAGGAATACGCAGGAACCGTGTATTATAACCGGTTCATTCTGGGCCAGTGGGCCGCTGCGGAGGGCGTGATCTATCGCTCCTTTGCGGACAGCATTGCCTCTGGGGATGGATGTTTTCTCTGGCCTGCGCAGAAGGAATTAAAGCTCCGCAAGGTGGTTGTGGGCGTGGACTTCGGCGGAAACGGCTCGAAACACGCATTTGTTGCCACCGGCTTTTTACCACCCGGGCAGGGTGTTGTAGCTCTAGTCTCCCAGAGATTGGAACCCGGCGATGTAAACCAGCTGGTGAAGCAGCTGATCCTCTTTCTCCGCTCGATCCTAAGCCGTTGGAAGCGGATTGACGCCATTTACTGCGACAGCGCAGAGCAGGTCATTATTCGGCAGATTCGGGCTGACCTGAGCCGGAACGGGCTGGGATACCTATCGGAGCGGGTTTTCGGCTCCAAGAAAATTGAAATAACGGAACGAATCCGGCTGACCTCTATTCTCATTGGTGGCGGCCGGTTTTTTTATTTGCCCGAGGCCGCTACTCTGAGGGACGCTCTGAGCGAGGCTCTGTGGAGTGATAAGTCTCCGGGGAAAGACGTGCGTCTGGACGATGGATCTACCGATGTGGACAGTCTGGACGCATTTGAGTACACCATCGAGCGGGATTGCGCTGCTCTGCTGAGAGGATTTTGAACGTGAATATCACACGATTTGTCGCCTATCTGAACAAGACAAAACATCTGCACATTGATGGCAGTTATTACAGCTACATCGAGACCTGGAAAGACTGGTGGAGAGGCTATGACGGAACCTTCCACAAGGTAACGGAGCAAGTGGTGGGCGGCTCTACCCAGTCCAGAACCATGAGTTCTCTCCGCATGGCAAAGCACGCCTGCGAGGACTGGGCAACACTGCTGCTCAATGACCGCACTACCGCCACCGTGGCAGACGCAGCCAGTGCCAAATGGCTGATGGGAGATCAGGACCAGACTGGTGGTGTTCTGGGCAGTCTGTCGTTCTGGCCAAACGCAAACCGCTTGGTGGAGGATGCGTTCCGCTCCGGCACCGGCGCCTTTGTGATGAGTGTGGAAGGAGCCGCCCTTCAGGCCGGTGTTCTGCAAAAAACACCGGCTGCCCGAATTTCTCTGGACTATCTTCCAGCAGAATGTATTCTACCCATTACGGTTCGACACGGCTTGGTAACAGAGGTGGCCTTTGCCAGTCAGGTTTCCCTGCATGGCGATTCCTGCATTTACCTACAGACCCATCAGCTGGTGAGGAACCCCGCCGGTGGCCTGCAATACCAGATCACCAATGAGTTCTTTAAGGGGCAGGGTGAAGAAACCGACTGCGCCAGCTATCAACCCCAGCCCCTTCCGGATGGCATGATTGGCAAATTCTTTACCGGCAGTGGCGTCCCCTGGTTTGCCCTGTTCTCTCCTGCGGGTGTGAAGAACATCACTGGAGGCACTGGTTTGGGCATGGCGGTTTTTTCCGAAGCGCTGGACGCCGCTAAGCAGGTGGATCTTGCCTTTGATAACTATGGGCAAGACATTTATCTGGGTGGCAAGAAGGTGTTCTATAACAAGCGGCTGGTGGAGACCCGCTTCACAGACGATGGTAAGCCCTACCAAGTGCCTCCCGATGCGGCCAGACGGCGTATTTTCTTCCAGTTGCCCGGCGATGATCCCGATGATGCTCCGGATTGGCACGAGTATAACCCCGATCTCCGGGTGGATGACAACAGCAAGGCGGTTCAGGATGCTCTGGACTACTTTTCCTTCAAGGTTGGTCTGGGTACCCACCACTACCAGTTCAATTCCGGGAACATTGCCACTGCCACCCAGTATAACGGAGATCGGCAGGACATGGTGCAGCACGCCAACCGGCATCAGATCCAGATCGAGGCCGCATTGATCCGCATCTTCCGGGCGCTTCTCTGGGCAGGCCGGGAGATGCTGGGCGCTCCGGTGGATCCAGAGACGGAGATCTCCATCAACTGGGACGACAGCTACATCACAGATCAGGAAAGCCGTCTGGCCACCATGCGGGAGGATGCGCTGTCCGGCCTGATCCCCCGATACCGGTATCTTATGGCCCGGTATGGGCTGAATGAGGCCGCCGCCCGGCAGATGGCTCAGGAGGCTCAGGAGGACAGCCAAGGCAGTGAGCCCCTGAGCTTTGGTGAGATCTGATGCTGTCTCCCGATTATCTAGACCGCGCACCGGAACCGCTAACCCAGCTGATGCAGGATCTGGAGGATGATATTCTAAAAGACGTAGCCCGGCGCATGGGCAAGATGGGGACGGTCACAGACACGGCTCAATGGCAGCTGTGGCGGCTGGACCAGATCAGCGGACTGCGGAAGGACGTAGTGAAGCTCCTAGCTCAGTACAGCGGGAAAACCGATGCGGAGTTGCGAACCATCCTGCAAGAGGCTGGTGTGGAGGCGCTGCGAACAGACGACGCCCTCTATCGGAAGGCGGGGATCGCCACCCCCTCCATCACAGAAAATCCGGCTCTGGCTAACCTGCTGAACGCTGGCTATCGTCAGACAATGGGGACGTGGAAGAACCTAACCGCCACCACCGCCAACACAGTGACTGGGCAGTTTGAGCAGTCTTTGGATCGAGCATGGATTCAGGTTTCCTCCGGCGCATTTGACTATCAAACGGCGATCCGTCGTTCTGTAAATGACCTCTCTCAGCACATGACCCACGTGACCTATCCCTCTGGACACCGGGACACTCTAGAAGTGGCCACCCGCCGGGCGGTACTCACCGGAGTGAACCAGACCTCCGGGAAGCTTCAAATCCAGCGGATGGATCAGTTCGATTGGAACTTTGTGGAGACCACTGCCCACGCCGGGGCCAGACCAGAGCACGTTCTCTGGCAAGGAAAGGCATTTCATCGGGGCGGTGCTGTCACCTATCAGGGCAAACATTACCCGGACTTTGAGAGTTCCACCGGCTACGGCAGCGGAGATGGCCTTTGCGGCTGGAACTGCCGCCACAATTTCTATCCTTTCTTCCCCGGCCTGTCTCAATCCGCCTACACTCAGGCGGAGTTGACCCAGCTGAATGCCAGAGATCAGGAGTACAACGGCAAGCTATATACCAAGTATGAGATCAGCCAGATGCAGCGGGCCGCAGAGCGGAAGGTCAGAGCGGCGAAAAAGCAGTATCTGGCGGAG